CTGTGCGTCCAACGTATTAAACTCCTGGTCTAACCCTTCATCAGTGGATTTACGGGTGTAGATCGCGCAACGTACCGGTTTCTTTTCCTCTGTTTTCATTTTCTGTGCCCTCCCGTATATTGCTCAACGCAGACAAGGCTTACATCATATTCTTCAAACAGTCTACCGAATGACATAAAATCAAAAACCGACCTTGCCAATCGGTCGGCACTGCTTATGACAACATGATCAATCAAGCCCCGTTTGACATCGGCAAGCAACTTTATTAGACCGGGTCGCTGCAGATCTCTACCGGAGCAACCGAAATCATCGTAATGAGTAGGAAGACAGAGCCAATTGCTTCGGGAATTGATAAACTTTTTTGAATCATCGCGTTGCTGTGTGCCATTTTCAGCGGACAAGCTTCGCGTATATATGGCACAGCGTTCTATTGTAAGGTTTTTATTCCGCATCCGTTTTCCTTTTCTTTTTCTGCACCAAGCCGAAAAACTGCTTTCCGTTCCATTTGGTTCCGGTTACTCTGGTGGCAATTGCGGAAAGTGAACGGTAAACGTTTCCTTCCCATTCAAAGCCTGATTCAAGGGCGGTCACCTCGATACGCTGCCCCTGCCATTCCCGGATATAAAGCGTACCGGGGATTGCTCTGTGTGATTTGTCAATCACCCGTTTGCCGTTAATCCGCTCATTTTCAGCATCGGCGATATTTTCCAGCTTATCCCGTGCTTCTTTTGACAGACCGCCGAAAGTCAATTCCTGTAATCGATAGGCGATCCGGGTAATAAGCTGCTTTCGATTGTTGTTCTGGGGCGGATCACCCTCAAACAACGCCAGCCATTTTGCCCGCAACCCGTCCATGGGCATACCGTCCAGTTCCGCTATCTGCGCCACAATTGATCTTGCCATAATCCTTTCCTCCAATAAAACAGATGGTTAATTTAAGAAGTTTGCGACTGGTCTTTTGCATAGCAACCGTCACTTGCAAATTCTTCACTCACAATTAACCCTGTTTTTTCGCCCCCGGCAAGTCGGCTTTTTGCTGCTGAATTCCTTTTCTTGCTGCTCAAACGCATTGCTCCGGCAGCAAGGATACGACCCACTTCACTCAGACGCTCATCATCAGTAATCTCTATTTCAACCATTGTCTTCTCCCATATATAAGTGTAAACGGATCTGCCATTCAGGCTCAATTTTGAATTTGGCGCAAGCATCTTATTGCTGCGGTTAATACTTTTTTGCTGATCAGGATTGCACATACCCCTTACATTTTCCCTTACCGCAGGAACGACCAATCTGTTTACTGAAACTACCGTCAGGAAACAGCATGTCCGGATGCTGACATTCCCATACCTTACTGCATTGGCATGATCCGTCCTGCAGAAGTTCGCCCCGATACCTGCAGGCAGTCGGTTTCTTTATTTCCGGGATTATTGTTTCGATGTTTTCAACAGATTCACCGATTGCGATACCTCGTGGGCAGGGAAAGTCACTCTCTTTACCAATACTAGAGGCAAACGCCTGACGAGAGACCTTGTCGTTTCGGCAATTTCGGCAGTGTCTGCCACTCATGCAGAATGAATGCAATTTCATATGAACGTTCCGTCGTTAACGTAAGAGGGTTGCGGCCCCATTCTCATAAAAAGGATTACACAGGTTTTCACAACCAGATGAAGAGCAACTCCATGAATAATAGGTATAATTTTCCGGAGCGCAGGAGCCGGGGATTTCATCTTCATCAAAACTAATCCCCCCGAACGCCAAAGCCATATACCCCTCAGGAATGCTGAGAATGATATGCCAAAAAGGACCATTCTGGCACCACAAGCGAACAACACGCCAATCGTCAATCCAGTACTCCCATACGCAATCCCTTGCCCATGCCATCGTCCATACACCATTGAATGCTTCGTAACCGCATGTTTCACCAGTCCCCCCAAGCCCTCCGGGTACTCCGCTGATTATTGCGGTATAACTATTGGCCAGAGCCTCACTGCAGATACAGTTTGAGCATAGCGGATCAGGTTCCCCCGCAGTACATCCCGGTTCACCGTCATCATCACAACAGCAACCTTTTGAAAGCATTAACTTACGTTTATAGAACGCAAGCTTTCTGTCTGCCATATGAAGCACACTCATCAGCACCCTCCCGTTGCCGCTGTTGATACGTTTGCAGCAGTAATAACTGGTGCGTTTACCGCATGCCAGCAGTATTCCTGTTTAACCCGTTTTAATGATCCGTCGATATCGGCGTCTTCATCCCCAGCGACATACCTAAGATATTCCACAGTAAGTTTAACACAGTCATAATCTTCCCAGTCGCTAGGCTGATTATTTGACGGATTCCAAATTTTGTTGTCATCATCTTCTGAAGTTCGGTCGATCTCATAGGCATTGGTGGCATCGTCGGCATGAATATTGCGGATCTGACCTGTGCTTAGTCGGACAACAGCCCACTTCTCGCCGGTACCATCCTCTTTCCACAGAATTTCAGCCGCACCGGCAAAACCGCTCTGCAGAGTCGCAGCTTCACTATCCTTTACATCTGCGTGGGTATGGTCTTCGCTGTCGAGAGTCAGCTTGACCGGGCAAACCCCCAGAGCCATCGCTAGTCCGAGACCGTTGTTTCTCAGCGGCTCCAGCAAGATCACAAACTTGCCGGTGTGATCATCTTCAGTCGGCAGTTCGCCAGTAAGAGCGACTCGGTTTTTGAATTGCTCCTCATTGTCGGATACGCTGATGATTGGCTCTTTAATACCGAGGATTTCAAAACGGGCACGATCTTCACCAGAGCCATTCTTGACCAGAATAATACCGCTGTTGCGAGAGTCCGTTGCGTTACGGCGGTTTCGGTTATTCTGCCGGTCCAGAAAATCCCGTGATGCGTCAATAAAGGTATTAAAGGTGGCTGCAGGAATATCCAGTGGATCACCACTGCGCACCTTTTTCATATTGTCGCCCATGCTAATTTCCTATGCCGATTGAGGTGAAGTCCGTTCCGTAGTAAACCTTTTCTACATACGCCGCCACCGGTTTCTTGATGAGGGCATTAGCAGTCGTGTCCTCGGAATCCTCATAACGTACCCATAAATATTCCCAGCCCTTCTTTGAGATAGGGCCAATTGAGCCAACCATGATGTCTGTTCGATTCTGGGATGCTGCAAAGCGGAAGGCTATTTCCCAGTCTCCCTGACCGCGTTTTGATCCTGACGCACCGAGAAAAAGAACTTCACCGGGAGAGAAACCCTTGAACGAATCATTGTTATACATACCGGTTTTGTGGAAGAGCAATGCCTTATATGAATTGGTCACATCGGTGTCGTCAAAGTAATGAGTTTCGGAGAAATTAAAGATCGGCAGTGTAATATCCACACCCTCGACGCTGTCTTTGGTTACACCGATTGCGCCGTCAAAATCAGGTGCCGTACCTTCTGCGGCATAACTGGCAATGGTTTCAATCGACTGGGTTATATGCTGCGTGCCACCGGCAGTCTCAAAAGAGTATGATGAATCACCGGTTTCCGGATTAGATTCTTTCTTACCATAGCGCACCGTCCCTTCCCAAGTCAGAGACATTGTCGGATCACCCACCGCCTCTACATGACGCGACTGCCGGGTAAGACCGTCATAGATTACCGGAGTATTGTCTCCGAGTGCGGTCTTGGCTTCAATATCGTCAGCCGTGCCCTGAATAATGTACTTCAGATCCACCGTCCCGCTGTCACCGGTCGTGGATTCGCGGGAATCATATTTCTCTTTTACGGTGATAGCCATAACATATTCCTTGACAATCATTTTTAGGTTGTAAAATGTAAATGTAGGAGAGAAACATGCGCACCAAGCTTATACGGATAGGAAATTCCAAGGGGGTACGCCTCCCCCGATCAATCATTGAGCAGGTTAATCTCGGTGATGTACTGGATATCACTGTTCGGGGTAAAGAAATCGTGATCCGACCCGTGAAATACACGCGTAACGACTGGGAAAAAGCAGCCATTGATTGTCATGATGCAGGGGATGACAACTTCCGAGACTGGGATAGTGTTAATAATGATTGTTGGCAGTAATACGACATGCGCTCTTTAAACATCACAATCAACTGAAGGTGAGACCGCCCATCTTGGATTCGTCTACCAGACGTTTTGTGTTTTTGGCGGTATCCTCGGATGCCTTGGCGGTACGTTCGGCGATGCCGCTACCCTGCAAACTTAAGAGTGCCGCCGGATTGAATGTGCCTTGTACGGAGATTTTGTCGGCTGCAGCGTTTACCGCGTCACCAGCGGCACCGAGCCGGGATTTAAGCTCTTCAAGAAAATCGGGCTTATCCGGCTCTTCCGGAGAACCGCTTTCAAATGCTTCACGCTTGGCTTTAGCTTCCGCTACAACGGAATTCCATTCTTCTTTTGCCTGATCCAGTTCCTCTTGTGCGGCCTGCAAATCATGCTGGTATGCCTGTTTTCTTTCAGAACTGCGGCCAGTCCGTTCCTCTTCCCGGCCCAGCATCCGGGTATTTAACTCTTCAGAGCGCTTCTGCTGGCGTGCATCGGTTTCGGCCACTTTTCCCTGATAGAAGTCCTCGACCTCTTTCTTGCGTTTTCCGGTGAAGCCCTCCGCCCCTTTTTTCATTTGCCGGATTTTAGCGTCAAGTTCTGCGACTTCATTCTCATCAAAGATATGCAGCAGATACCCCGCACCTAGTAACGCTTGCAAGGTTGAAGTAAATGCGTCTACCACTCCCTGCAGTGCCGACCAGAATGCTTTGGCGATAAATTCGGAAATACTCAGAACGATTTTGTAGATACCGTCAATCCCGTTACGAAACGCGATGTAAAACGCGTCGGCAGTATTTATGGCGAGAGTGATGATTTCATCAAAGGTGTTGGCAACAGCAAGGTAAAGCGTTTCCCATAATTCATTGACGTAATTGATTCCTTTCTGCCACTCCAGCTTTACCGCCGTCCATAAGACCTTTGCGGCAAGACCAATGTCACCTGCCGCCAGAGCATCCCCCATCGCTGAAAGCACGGTCATAACCTTGGTCTTCAGCTCGTTGAATTTGTCACTCAGCCAGTCCAGCGCTTTGGCCCCGGTTTCGGTACTATATATAATGTATAGGCCAAGCCCCACAATCGCGGCGGCAACCAGACCGATGGGGGATAGTAGTGCGCTGAGTACGGATATCATCATGCCGACCGCTGTTACCGTGCCTGAGATCAGTGTCGCCAATCCACCGAAGACAAATGCCAATGCCGATCCGGCTGCACCAGCAGCCATTAAAACTGCACCAATAGCCCCAGCGGCAACGATAACTTTCAATGCCACAACGACCAGTCCCTTGTTGGCGTTAATCAGTTTTGTCACTTTACCGGCAAGCTCTGCTGCCCAGTCCATCCACCCGCGCAGCGTTCCCTCCATTGCTTCACCAAGTTCGATCTGTACCCCTTCAATAGCGGACATCAGTTTGCGGAAACTACCGCCAAGGGTGTTATCCATTTCGGCTGCGACCTTGGCGGCAGTACCACTGCTGTTAGCCACAACATGACTCATCCTATCCCATTCCCCGACGTTCTGGGTAAGCAGGATCATGGAACGCATACCGCGTTGGTCAAACATATCCTTAAATAGTGAGAGCTTTTTGGCGTTACCCATTCCTGCTGTCGCTTTGTTCAGATCATTCAGAATATCCATCAGGTCGCGCATATTGCCTTGAGCGTCAGTAACAGCCACGCCCATTCCGGCAAGCTGTTTCTGTACGTCATCGCCTGCAAGTTTCGACAGTGCCATCGCAAGGCTGGCACCGGCCATTTCGCCCTTTAAACCACGGTTAGCCAGAACTGCCAAGGCCGCCGATATCCGCTCCAGGCTCTGTCCGGAAAGATTGGCTGAAGCAGCAACATATTTCATGGAATCACCGACAAGGCCGATATTGGTGTTGGATTCATTGGCTGTCTTGGCCAGTACATCTCCCACCCGTCCCGCTTCATCGGCAGTAAGGCCGAAGGATCGGGTCAGGTCTGCCATGATGGTCGTAGCGTCCGCCAGATCCATCGCCCCGGATCGTGCCAGATTCAGCGTACCGCCAATTGAGGCAAGGATTTCATCGGTACTGAACCCGGCACGTCCCAATGCCACCATGGCAGAGGCAACTTCCGTGGCAGTAAAACTGGTAGTGCGTCCCAGTTGTTTGGCCCGGTCATTAAGCCGTTTGAATTCCTGTCCTGTTGCGCCGGTGACAGCTTTAACAATTGCCATCTGGTCAGAGAAGCTGCCGAATACTCTGGCTGAAAGCAGGAATGGAGCAGACGCGGCAGTGGCAGCAGCAGACATGGCTCGGCCAACCGTGCTGACCGATGTGGAAAAGGCTTTCAGCTTTTTCTGGGCATTACGCAGGCCTTTAACGAGCTTGCCGTCTTTAAGGAATAATTCGACGTAAGCCCCACCAGCCTTAATGTTGGATGCCGATGCCATAGAATTTTCCTGATTGGTTATGAAGCAGAATGGCTAAGCTGATTTGCTAACGGAATTGCGCCAAAACGCTGAAAGCTCTGGGCGTGCTTCCTGTAAGGACGGCCCCATGAAGGGGCGTTTGGGGTAAGTACGGCGAGGCTTGTACATAGTCATGCCTGCGGGGATTTTGCCTGCAATCTCTCTGGCGCGTTTGACTTGAGTTGCTGTTCGCAGCCGGGCAATTACCGGTTTACCGTTTCTGATGGCTACCGGGCCGTGACCTCCGATAACCAGACGCCAATTGTTTTTCTTCTGGCGGGATTTCTTTTCCGGCTCGGTACCGCCGAATTCATGGGTATGCCCGATTTGCCCGATCTCGGAATAACTTGGTCCGATGACTACTGACTCTTCACTGGCGGCAAAGATGACGGATTTCTTCAGCGCCCCGGTGTGGGTAAATGGCGGCGTACCTGCCGGACTGTACTTTCTCAGGTTCTTGCGCCTGCGGATTTTACGCTTGGCAATGCCGCGCACATACGCGCCTTGCCGGGACAAGACCTGCTTTGAGTGTTTCTTGGTGGCAGCTATAACAAACCGGGCATTGAGATAGCTGCCACGCGAGGTCATGCCGATCATGTTATTTGACCGTGAAATAGCCGGTCTGGTTTACAGAAAAATCCGGCGGTTCAGGCAACGGCGGCAAAGCAGATTCCGGTGGTGTTGCTTTCTCCGGTTCTTCACTTAAAGGTAAAGCGTACCACCCCTCTGGCAAGTCAACTACCCCGGCAACGGGTGTGCCATCCTTACCCGGCACCCAGACTTTCGCATTTTTGATGGTTTCCCGTAATCGTACCGGCTGGCCGTCTTCAATATAAACGGTGCGCACCTGACGGAACCAGCAACCACCCAGTGGACAGGTAACGGCAGCAATTAAAATCAGTAAAACCGGTGTCTTCCATGTTGCCCTGATCTTTTTGCGCAGCCGGTCACGTACCGCATTCTGTGAAGCGGCGTTCTCCATGGTGTCAGGTTTATGGCTGAAAACGGCGGGAAGGATCACACGCAGTACCACAGTTACAAGATTCAGAAAGATACTCATAGGTAATCTCCTGTAAGTTTGATAAGTGGATTGCGGCCAGCAGAAACCGTTGGCGATAGGCCGGGTGACACTGACCGCAATCCGATAGTTTTCACCCCCGACACGTTATCGGAATTACAACTGGCCGTTGCCCTCAAGCTCCGCGTGAACAATCTGCAGACCGTCAGTAAGTTCTGCCACCTCCTTGCTGGTAGCCTGTCGACCCTTGGCCTGCTCATAAATCTTGAGGGTGTACTTGAGCGCTTCATCCAGACGGGCAACTGACTTATTGCTGCTGTCATCAGGTATGACCTTCTCAGCCGCCTTGACTGCCGCGATCAGCGTACCCTCATACTTCACCCAGAGTGGCTTGGCTGCGGCGAGTTTATTCAGAAGCCACAGCATGATGGTTGCCATCGTGGTGATACCGGCGGGTGAATTGAGAATGCTCCAGACAGTGGTAAGAACGGTATTGATATCCATAATTGAATCCTCCGTGCCTGCGTAAGCTGCAGCATTACAGGCTAATATAAAATGAAATTAACGGTCTGCAGTCCGTTGGTTATCGACGAATATCGCTTTCATGGCGGCAAATCCGGCTTTAGTATCCTTGACGGTTACAGCTTTCTTCGCCTTGAACGGTGTGAAATCAGACGGTTTATAGGGACTGTGTTTCTTTGGATCGCGGTAGATATTGGCGAGAAGGCATAGAATGCTTGCGGTATGGTTCCACTTCTCCCTCGCACTTGCTTCAGCCATGGCGGTCAACTCGCGGAAGGTAAAGGGGTCTGGATTGATGGCGAGGCATCCGGCGATTTGCCAAACGAATCCCCAAAGTTCGGCAGTACGCTTGAGAGAGCCTTCTCCACCCGCCGATCCAGTTCCGGGCTTTCCAGAAACAGCATCGCCGCCTTGACTGACTTCTCCTGCAGCTTGTTCATCTTGTCCAGCGCTTTCTTCAGTACCTCGCGCCTTCGTAGCGGGAAAAAATCTACCAGTTCCTCCAGCAAAGCTGTTGTGGCATGGTCAATTGCATCCCCGCCGAGTGACCGGCCAAAGTCAATATCAGTAACGTTATTCTTATCCGCCTCTTCCTTGCAGACAACGTAAAGGATATCGCATAAAAGAACCGGATCAGCAATCAGGCGTTCAATCAGCTTGCCTTCAACGGCTGCCATCAGATCAACCTCGCAAAGTGAACGCACATGTTTTAGCGTGCCGATGTTAAGTGATACCGTCCAGGAGCGCCCCGTGTTATCAGTAAAGGTCTTCATATAAAATCTCCGGAATGAATAAGGAATGGAAAGATTGATGCTACTTGGAGAGAATTACTCGGCTGCTGCAGATGTGTCTTCTGTTTCTGAAGTATCATCTGATTCGGTTACGGATGAGCGGAATGAAGATGTCTGCTGATTTACCATGGCGTGACAGTTCTTGCCGGGACAGTGGAACTCCTTGGTGGAACCTTTGGGAATGGCGTATTTCCTGCCACACTTGGGACAATTCACATTGGTAAATGATTTCTTAGCCATGTTGAATCCTTTCTCTTTGATAAAGAGCGTCAAGGGAATGAAACATTGATATGAAGATAAAAAGTTACTTCTGCTGAATAGAAGTGATTTCGTAGAGGTGTGTAACACGGGCAATGATCGGTTTGCCATCAAGAATAGTTTGCATATCTTCGCTTGTGATCATATCATCCAGTTGCAGGTTGACCGATTGCTTGCCGTCTACGGAATACGCCAGAACGATTTCAATCTCTGCAGAGTTGTTGAATGGCAGTTCACTATCCGTAACAGGGTCAACCAGTTTGATATCAAGTGCTGCAGCTGGAAGACTATCAGGAAACACCAGCTTTATCCCTGGCAGACCGACCATGCTTTTGCCATGCGCAAAGAAATTCTTTAATAGACGAAATACGTTATTAATAATCTTCATGCCGACACCTCCATCCATTCCGGCGCGTTCTCGGAATAGGTAGGCTTGATAGTGGTGGATGCTGTTACTGCTTCCTCAAGCGGTTCATTACGGGTGAAGTTTGTCACTGAACATGCGGCATGCAGACCGCTTGATCCGCTTTCAGTGATATCTCCATCCATCGCTGCCACTTCAACTGAGGTGTTGTTGAAAAAGGCGCTACGGAAAGCGGCAAAGGAGGTGTCTTCCGAGTCCCAGATCATTTCAAACTCAACCGAACCCTCTTTTAATGTGGCGATGGTTGCACGCCAGCCGCCGTTTCCGCGCGTTGTTACGTCGGCCTCGCCAGTCTCGAGATTGAGGGTAACATCTTTAGCGTTCCCGATCTCGACCCAGACAGGTGAGGCCCAGTCGCCGGAACTGTTGTAATACAATTTGCAATCCATACCCAGCCGGATAGCCATAGAAAATCCTCCGAGTAAACAGGTGTGAAAAATAGAAGTGACAAGGTGAAATGTTGCGTTGTGATTCAGTTACTGCGGAAGCTGAGCGTGAGAACGCTGGTGAACTGGTGCAGTTGCTGCAGATGCTCGGGTGAATAGATCGGCTTGTTCGAAGTTCCAATCCAGATGACTACTGGTAGATTTTTCAAACGACGCTGTTTGAAGAAATCTGATATTTCCTGCACCAGATCCATGTACGGATCAATCTCTTCCAGGGTAACGGACGTTAGTTTCTTCTGCACGGCAATATCAATCTGCACAGTGTCTTTACAGTTAGTCCGGTCCAGTACGGCAGTATCAGCCGCACGCGGAACTACGGTAACATGCAGCGATTTCATTTCCTGCAGATCATACACCGGCTGGTAATGGCGTAGCGCAGTAAAGGGAAGAGAAAATTCATGCTCGTTCAATTCATCCACTACCGCATCGGCTATTTTAGTAATTCGGCTCATACAGGTCTCCAGTAAACAGAATGATCATGCCCGGTTGCGACGATCTTCCACTGCCAGAAGACAGGGTTTGTCACTGAGCGTTTCCTTCAACTCCCGCAACGCCCCTGACAGATTGTTCTGAGCTTCTACGCCCTGTGCAGTAAGATCGACCAGATTACGCTCCAGCAGATCAATGCGTTTAGCCATA